TATATTTGCGATGCCAACAAAATCGAGTATTCGAACTTTGCAAAGTATTGGACGAAGTTTACGACAAAGTGATGGCAAAGAAATAGCTACACTTTATGATATTGCTGATGATATGCGATATAAAAAACACATGAATTATACTTTAAAACACTTTGTGGAAAGAACTAAGATATATAATGAGGAGAAGTTCCCATTTAAAATCTATAAGATAGGATTAAAAAATGATACAAATACTTAGATTAAAAAATGGTGAAGATATTATTGGTGAAATTTACACCGATACAGGAGACATTGAGATAGTGGACCCTATGACTGTTGGTATTGAATATAGAAATAATGAACCTGGATTAGTTATGAGACATTGGTTGCCTGTTCAATTAATACACTCAAACAGAACAGTTATTAAAAAAGAAGATGTTCTTACCTTTTTTCATCCAAACAAAGAGTTCTCCGAGTATTATGAAAATACTGTGAAAAAGATGAATGAGTTGTTACAAGCAAAGAAGTTTGCAGATGAACTGACTAACGAGGAGATTGAAGATATTATGGATGCATTTGAAGATTTGGATAATAATGAACATACATTACATTAATACTCTCAAAACAGGACATACTCGACTATACACACTTGTCAAGCAGATGTCAACAACATTATGTGGTACAAATGAATTAGGAGATTTACTTACAAATGGCAACTAAACAAAAACACTATATTAATAACGCAGACTTTTTAACTGCACTCATTGATTACAAAGAGGCCTGCAAGTTAGCAAAAAAAGAAAAGAGAACAGAACCTCCAATACCAAATTATATTGGAGAGTGTTTTATGAAAATTGCCGAAGGTCTTTCACACAAACCAAACTTCATCAATTATACCTATCGTGACGAAATGGTTTCTGATGGCATTGAAAATTGTTTAATGTATTTTAATAATTTTGACCCATCAAAATCAAAGAATCCTTTTGCTTATTTTACTCAAATTATTTACTTTGCCTTTTTACGAAGAATATCCAAAGAGAAAAAACAACTATATGTGAAATATAAAGCCACAGAACAGATGGGTATTTTGGATGAATTCGAAATGTTGGAGTTTGAAGATGGCACTAATAAACAATTTGAACTATATGACAATATTGCCGAGTTCATTGAGAACTATGAGGATGCCAAAGAAAAGAAAAAAGAGGTAAAGAAGCCTAAAGGGATTGAAAAATTTTTAGGAGAATGATATAATGTATATTGTCGAATATTTAATTCAATCACAGGCACGCCGTTTCAAAAAATTTGAAACACTTACCGAAGCTATTGCATGGGCAAGTGAACAACCTACTGGTTCCATACTTGAAGTTAGGCGATTAGATTATGATAATAGTGAAATAACTGGTGACTAAGAAAGCTTATTAAAACATGAAGGTGGCTATTATAACGGACCAACACTTTGGTTCTAGGAATGATTCTGTCCATTTTTTGGACTTCTATGATAAATTTTACTCAGAAACATTTTTTCCTGTATTAGAAGAAAACAATATTGATACCGTTTTAATTCTCGGTGATACATTTGACCGCAGAAAATATATCAACTTTTTCTCTCTCAAAAGAGCAAAAGAAATGTTCTTTGATAAGTTACATAAAAAAGGTATCAAGGTTCATATGTTGGCTGGTAACCATGATACTTATTTTAAAAACACAAACGATGTCAACTCAGTAGATTTGTTGTTGCGTGAATATGATAACATTCACGTCATTGATGCACCAGAAACAATTAAATTAAACCAAACTGCTGATAACCCATTGGGTGTGAATATCTGTATGATTCCGTGGATTTGTCCTGAGAACTATCAAGAATGTTTAGATACCATTAAGAATACTGATGCAGACCTTTGCATGGGACATTTTGAGATTGCAGGGTTTGCTATGCATCGTGGTATGCCATCTGAAGAAGGTTTGAATCGTGAAATCTTCAGGCGATTTGATATGGTTTTTAGTGGTCACTACCACCACAGAAGTCATGCTGATAATGTTTATTATTTGGGTAATCCATATGAATTAACATGGCAAGATTACAACGACACAAGAGGATTTCACATCTTTGACCTGAATACTCGTGACTTAGAATTTGTTCCTAATCCGAATGTCATGTTTCATCGCATCACATATGATGACAAAGAAAATACAATTACCGAAATTACCAGCAAAGATTTAAGTAAATATACCAACACATATGTAAAAGTTGTGGTATTAAATAAAACTAATCCTTATCTATTTGACAAGTTCATGAATAATCTTTACAATGTAAATCCTATCGATATTACCATTGCGGAAGATTTTACAGACTTGACAGAAGGTGTAGAAGATGATATGATTGACCAAGCAGAAGATACTATGACTATTATTGGTAAGTATGTTGATAGTATCAAGGAAGAACATATCAATAACGAAAAACTCAAATCAGTTCTTAGAGAATTGTATGTTGAGGCAATTAACACGGAGCAAGCATAATGGATTCAAGATTTAAATATGAAGTTATTCAAGTAGGTGCCGAAGAAGTTCAAGGCAAACAAAATGTCATAACTGAAATTCGTTTTTACCATTGTTTAGGTGAAACAAAGAAACTTTATGTGGCACACATTCTTTATGATAAAGGTGAGAAACCCATTACATTGGAAGATATTAATTTTTCAGGTAAAGACATTCTCTTTTCGTATATTGAAGAATCGTTAGGTCAAGAACAAATTCAACACATGGAAAAAGTTTTGTTAGAAGAAACTGGACAATCAGAAATCAAGGTTACACAAAAACAATATATTGACATTTAAAAAAATCACATTATGATTATTTTCCAAAAAGTTCGTTGGAAAAATTTCCTTTCAACAGGAAACAGTTTTACAGAAATAAATTTAACAAAATCACCAAACACACTCATTGTAGGTAACAATGGCGCAGGTAAATCCACAATATTGGATGCGTTGTGTTTTGGTCTTTTTGGTAAACCTTTTCGTAAAATCAACAAACCACAATTACTTAATTCAATCAATCAACAACAATGTGTCGTTGAGATTGAGTTTTCTATTGGTAAAAAGAATTATAAGGTAATTAGAGGCATCAAGCCCAATATGTTTGAGGTATATTGTAATGATGTAATGGTCGACCAAGATGCCAAAGCAAAAGATTACCAGGAACATCTAGAAAAGTTTATTTTAAAACTAAACTATAAAACATTTACTCAGGTTGTTATTCTAGGTTCTGCCTCATTTGTTCCTTTCATGCAGTTGTCACCTGGTGATAGACGAGCTATCATCGAAGATTTGTTGGACATACAAATATTCTCATCAATGAATTCAATCGTTAAAGAGAAAATGTCGGCAATTAAAGACCTGACAACCAAAAACAAATATGATATGGACTTGACTTCAGAAAGAATCAATTTCCAAAAACAAAGCATCGAGGAACATAAGAAACATAATGATGCCGAGATTGAAAAGAAATTAAAAGAAGTATTGGAATCCGAAGAACAAGTAAAAAAACTTACCAAAGATATTGAATTAATCCAAAAACACATTGATGTTTTGAATAGTAAAATTTCTGATAAGATGGCTATGGAAAAGAAAAGTTCCAAGTTATTGCAATTAGAAGCCAAGCTAGAATCACGAATCAAGAAGATTGATAAAGAAGTTTCTTTCTACGAAGAAAATGATAACTGTCCAACCTGTAAACAAAGTATTGACCAAGAATATAAAGGGCAGATGGTATCAACTTTAGATAAAACTAAAGGTGAAGTGTCTACAGCTTTGGCAGATATATCAACACAGATTACTGCCACAAGCCAGAGAATTGAAGAAATTCAAAAGTATATCAAACACATTCAGGCACACAACAATGAGATTGTAAAACACAATTCTACAATCACAGCCGTGAACACATTTATACACAAATTAAACGGTGAGGTTAATGATTTATCTAACCGTAAAGATAATTTAGAAGAAGAAAATGCCAAGTTAAAAGAATTCAAATCTGAACTGGCAGAATTGATTACAAAACAAGAAGAACTCTCAACAGAAAAACAATATTATGAGTTTGCTGGAAATTTATTAAAAGATACCGGCATTAAAACCAAAATCATTAGGCAATACTTACCTGTCATGAACAAGTTGATTAACAAGTATTTGACCTCAATGGACTTCTTTGTAAACTTTAACATCAATGAAAGTTTTGAAGAAACAATTAAATCTAGGCACCGTGATGAATTCGCATATGCTAATTTTTCAGAAGGTGAAAAACAAAAGATTGACCTGGCACTATTGTTTACTTGGCGTCAAATTGCCAAGTTGAAGAATTCTACTAACACTAATCTGTTAATATTGGATGAAGTATTTGATTCTAGTTTAGATACCGCATCAGTTGAATTGTTAATGTCTTTATTGAAAGATTTATCATCTGAAACTAATGTGTTTGTGATTAGCCATAAGTCTGACCAGATGTTTGATAAGTTTAGAAGTGTAATTCGTTTTGTAAAGAAAAACAATTTTTCAGTTATAGAAAGGTTATAATGAGTGAAGTGCAAAATAAAGATGATTTAATTATCATTGATACGGAAAAACAAACGCAAGTAACCCAAAAGGTTAAACTGTTAGAGTTAGTTCATAGTGAACATCCTATTCTGAGACAGTCATTACCTGAGTTTGATTTTAAAAATCCTCCTATCAATCCTTCTGAGTTGGCATCATCATTGGTTGAAACCTGTAAGATGCATCACGGTATTGGATTGTCGGCCAATCAATGTGGACTACCATATCGTGTCTTTGTTATGGGAGCTGGTGAAGATTTTGTGGCATTTTTTAATCCAAAAATTACAATGTCTCAAGGCGAAGTTCACATGGTTGAAGGATGTTTATCGTTTCCTTTCTTAGCCTTGAGAATTACCAGACCAGAAATCATTACGGTTGAATACCAAGACTTCAACGGCAACAAGAGAGAGGTAACACTTTCTGGTATATCTGCTCGTTGTTTTCAACATGAACTTGACCATATGAATGGAATCGTGTATACTAGCAAAGTAAAACCTTTAGCATTACAAATGGGTATGCAAAAACGCAATAAAATATTGAAAAAGTTGAAACTAAAATAATGGCAACACCAATTGAGTTCGTAGAAAAACAATGGAAAGAATGGCAAGATAATAATCTGCCATCTTCTTTTGAACACATCGATGAAGAATCAATGAAAAAGATTCTCATTGAAGATTTGACTTATGCATCACAAATGGATGTTCGTGAATATACTCTATATCAAAAATGGTGTGAAGTAAAAGAACGATATCCTGTTCATGATGTGTCCACTCTTTGGGGACAAGAAGTTCAAATGGTCAATCCTGAACAAGATGAATTAATTAAGGATGTTAAATCCAATTTTTGGATGCCAAAAGAACCGGATGATTTTGAAAAATTAAAACCTATTATGGTACTTTCAAATGGTCCTGATGCTGAAAGATGGAATGCCATTCGCACTTTTTCTTCCACAATGAAGAACAACAGTAATATTGGTCGTAATCTATTCTATGTTTTGACAGACGAAGTAACAGGTAAATATCTTGGTGTTATTTGCATCTCCTCAGACTTCCTGGACCTCACTCCTCGTGATAATGCAATTGGATGGTCTAGAGATGTTAAGACACAACAACACATGATTAATCATACGGCCATCGGTTCCACCATCGTTCCATTACAACCTCTAGGTTTTAATTATATGGGTGGTAAATTGTTGGCATTAATGTGTTTATCGGACACAGTTCAAGCAGATTGGAAAAGACAATATGGAGACACTCTTGTTGGCGTTACTACAACGTCACTATATGGAAAAACCAAAGCAAACGGTCTTTCGCAATATGATGGACTTGAGCATTGGAGTCCTATGGGTTTTTCTTCTGGTTCTGTTGCTTTCGAACCATCAAGAGCAACCAAAAAATTAGTGTTCGATTGGATTAAAGAGAATCATACTAGAAAATATTTTGAATGGTGGGAAGCCAAAAATCAACAAGGTCTTCCACTAAAGCGTGACCATAAAAATCGTTCTTTGAATTTTGCCTACTCTAAACTTGGCATTCCTAAAGAATTGATTCGTACCGAACATCAACGTGGTATCTATTTCAGTCCAC